TCTTTATGCTTAACAAACTTTTCGCCTACAGATTTCGGAATACCAATATTAGAATGCCCAGAGGCAGCAGCGTACATCGCTTTTCTTTGATTTTCCGACTGAAATGGCATAGGTTAAACCCTAATAAACTTTTTTGGATTGTAACGCTTCTTTGCCCTTTTGTGTCACCATTTCATCTGGCAACTGGCTAACTCTGTACAGATACTTATACCGACACCGGCAATAAACCTCTTCGCCGGGCGCAACTACATCAGTAGTATAGCCATTTTTTGGTTTAACGTAACCTTCTTTTTGCGCCCAACTATCTTTTATAAGGTAAATATTCTCGTCTAATTCACGGTGATCTTCACGATAGTTATAGTTAGCTTGTCGCCAATTGCTGTGCCATTGCGCCGCAATAGCGCCATTATCAAGGGCTACAATCTCATTAATGTTAGCTATTAATTTGTGCGTTTGGTCAATAATTACCCGGCGTTCTTTAAAAGGTAACATCCCTAAAGACTTTTTGACTTGCTTTTTCTCTTCTCGTTTATCGACAGTATCGCTACCGCCGATTGGAATAGAAGTAGCCCAACCAGAAAAGCGGCGCAACATATTGCTGATCGACTCTTCACGGTTAAATTTGATAAGATTGACTGAAGCTAAGATGCGGCGATCTAATTCGGCTCGCATTTTAGGCTTTAATCTGTCCACCGTGAATCGTGTCACATCTTTACTGACCAATCCACCCTTAGTTACTAAACGGTCAAAAGCGCCCTTTAAAGAGCGTTCAAGCTCACTTTGCATCTTTTCGGGTGTAATTAATGATTTTACAGCCGATTCTTTAAGTGTTTTTAGCCAATAATCGAGTCTTTCCCGATTATCAAACCCATAAAGAATGAAATCATTGATCGCCGCCGTTAGGACTTCATAGAAAGTCACGGTTATTCCTTAGATGGCGGCTCAGTTGGGGCTGTCAGGGGAGTTGGTGGCTCATAATCAGCAATAGCGTCAATATCTAATTGCATTGCTGATCGGAACATATCTGGCATTTCTGCCAAGTTGTCCTGCGCCCATTGAATAGCGACTGCTCTATTTTCAGGGTTAATTACTGGCAAAATCGTTCTAAGCATTTCGGTAATGCCTTTGAGCTTAACTTCTTCGGTCTTGACCAATTCGCTTGGCGTTTCTTCAATCATGGAATCCCAAACTGGAGTAAACGCATCTTTCCATTCGTAAAAAGCTTGTTCGTAGGTTTTATTTTTGTACATTTCAGGGTACTTAGCTTGAAGTACCTCAAAAAACTGTTTATTCCAAGCTTTGTGCATTACGATCTTGTCAAAAAACTCAAACAAGGAGCGCATATCGTTTCGCAAGCCCGTAACGTACTGGGCAATAGCAATAGCGTCTTGGCTACCTTCTGCAAAGCTATTAGCCAAGGCTTCATCTTTTAGCAAGATGGATGGCACGTCAGTAGCCGCAGCGATGTTAGCAATGATGTTATCTCTTGCCGTAGTCATGGCTGTATCGGTGTTATTTAAGTCAATGGACTCAATATCCTCGTCAATATCAATCGACAGGACGTTACCTGTAACGCCTTGTTGCAAGTAGCTACGCTTGATGCCAGCAGCAGTCTGCATTAAGCGGTTTACGATTGAGCCTGATTGCTTTTGCTTAATAACCAGTAGCCCCGCCTTGAAGGTGACCAAATCGTCAGTGACCATAGACTGAACAAATGACTTCAAGGGATACAGGGCGCGTTGAAATACAGAGCGACCTGTGAAACCAAAACCGGATGACTGGTATGCAAGGTAGATCGGAGTATTATTAAATACAATACAGCTTCTTGATGGGTGATAGGGTTGACCCGCAGCCGTAACATACAAATTAGGCTTTTGAAAGTCTGGCGCGTTAGGGTTTTGGTTGGTGACGGTTGAGCCAGCAAGGTTTAACGGGTCAAGTTTATTAAAGTACAAATTTAAGTCAGGTAGTGTCCAAGGGTCAATTTCTTTATCTGTTGGAATACCTTCTGCGCCGTACACTACGGCGGACACACCATACACACGTTTTAGAAAAGTTACATCACGAATGATGTTAGTAGCGTCTAGGGCATTCCATTCATCTTGAAATGCTTTAACCAACATATCTTTAGGGTGAACGTCCATACCAATAGTACGGGGTTTAGAAAGCGCTAATACAATAGGCTTTTCAATAATTTTGGAAGCTAAAGGGTGAAATTCGAAAATTGCTTTGCAAGTCTGATAGCCAACTGGACTGCCCGGCTCAATGGCTTCGGCTTTAAGGAACTCCATGAGGGGAGAAGGTAAGCCCGTATTTGATATGGTTACGTCAGACATAGATTATTCCCAAAAAGATACCGCCCATAATACCATTAGAATCCCAATTTGTTACCACATCCAATGGCAACTCCATAAACATAACAATCTAATAAGTCATTTGATTTTTTATTAATGTCTGGATCGCCTAGTCTAAAGCCAGCCATCTCAGTAATCAAGTGATTTCTAGTTGCGCCCTTGAAAGGCACTGTTTTGTAATAGGCGTGTTCGCTCATTTTTACTTTTTCTTGGAAATGATAGCCAGAGATACTGACGGCTCTTTCATCTTTACCTAGTTGAGTAAACTTGCTTTCAATCTCATGGACGTGCCATCCCCGTGTCTGCCCTTGTTGCAACAGCACAATTCCAGAGCCTTTATTTTCAATCCACGTTCCCGCAACCCCGTAGATTGCTTTGGTTTCTTTGGCTAACTCTTCTAGCCTTGAGAACACAGAGGGTATCCAATGCTCTAGCATTGCCGCATCAATACTGACAATATCCCAGTCTAAGATTGTTAGCGGTTGCTCGCTTTGAGAGTTCATCGAAAAATACACTACGGCTGTACCATCAAACTGCTGACCAGCCTTCATCGCTGAGTCAATGACGGCGTATACCGTTTCTACGCCTGTAGGCGGTTTAATTGGTAGTTCTTCTATTAGCAGTTTGCTGACAGCTAGTAGGCTGACAGACCGCCAGTCGATAAACTCAGCAAGATACTCTTGCGCGAACACAGACTCGTGCTGGCGTAGCCGTTCGGACTCAATCTCGGCTGGCGGCACATAAGGGTTAGCTAAAGACGGAGCATGAAACTCTTTAAATCCAAGGTCTGGCTCGTTGCAAGCAGCCCAAAAGAAGTTATCAGGATCAACCCCGTTTGGGGTAGAAAACACCCAAGTAATGCCTTGGGTTGTTAACATGGTTGGTTTAATTGACTTAAACCAGATGTCATTTTTCATCTGAGGGCTTTTGGTAAAGGCTGCCTCATCAATAAGCGTTAGGTCATAAGATCGTCCGCGCCCTGCCAACTCGTTGTCCAAAATTGTCCAAAAGTCGATCTTGCCACCATTAATGAGCTTAATAGTAGCGTCGTTGCGGTTGGCACTTTTTATCACGGGGTCAAGCGTATCTCGCAGAGCATCCCAGATTTCTGCTAACTGCTTGTGTTCTGGGGCAAAGATTCCGACTTGTTTGCCGTCAATAGCAGTTTTAGCTGCGAGCCATGTGGCAAAGATAGACTTGCCGAACCTTCGCCCGGCTCTTACTACGTTTAGCCTACCCTGTCCTCTATATAAATCAAGTTGCCCAGTATGTAACTTTGGCAATTTGACCTTACGATTGTCAGCCATTCTCACCCGGGATTATTTGCGGTTCGGCGTTTTCTACGATAATTCGTATTTCGTTAGAAGATTCACTGTCTGGACGAGCCTGTTTCCAACCGTGTAAGCATTTGAGGATTTCAATAAGGGCTTTAGTGTCGCCTTCATCTAAACCTTTTTTCATTAGCTTACCGCTAATATCCGCTTGGTTTGCAGCTTTAGCTGTTAGCACCATTTCTGCGGCTTTTGAATCAAACTGGCACAGTCTATTGAAGTCTACGGGTAGAAACCCTGACTTGAGGGCTAGGGCATCGCCTGTTAGCCCACGATAGGCAGCATCGTAAATACGGTCTAAATCTTCTTGCGTTGCGCGGATTTTGTCTGTTTTGTGGTCGACTGAATAGAATAGTGGGTCTGGTATAAAGCGATCCATGTTAGTACCCCTATAGTTAGTCATAGTCGGATATTAGCATAAACCCTGAAAAGTGCAACTGGGGCTTGTTTTACATAATATGTTAGTGTTTGCTAACTTAGTTTTAAAATTACTAAAAATTTTTTAGCTTTTTGCAAAACAACTTTTTGCATAGTTCATAGGTTAAAAAGCCCCTTACTCGGGTAGCCATAAAGTAATGACCCCCTTTTTGCTTTTTATATGGCAAAAAAACCCGCCCATATAGAATAAGGCTTACAGGGCGATATCCCGCCCAAAGCCCCTAGCTATAAGCCCCGAGCTACTAGCTAACAGAATTTAGCAAGGGGTTGCGTATAACCGGTGTTATGTCAAACAAGAATGGGCTAGATTGTCACTTGCTGAAAGCTGAAAGCATAGGGCTAGGGGCTGAAAATTTAAAGCATAGCGGGGCGAGGGTGAAATTTACCCCCTAGCTGTTAGCTGTTAGCTGTTAGCTGTTAGCTGTTAGCTGTTAGCTGTTAGCTGTTAGCTGTTAGCTGTTAGCTGTTAGCTAGGGGCTTATTATCAAGGGTTAAAAATGACAATTTGCCCGCCCTAAAATTGTCACTTGTCACATTGTCACACCTAAAAATGTCAGCCGCTAAAATACCCCAAATTATAAAAAAATGATAAAAAAGATATACGTCACCTTATACAATTTGACCCATAAAAAAGCCCCTAGCCAATAGCTAAAAGGCTATCACGCCCGCCGTCATTTTTGACAATGTTCAAACAATCTAACCCAAAAAAGTGACAATTTTCTAAGGGTAAACCCCTATATAAAATTGTTGTTTAATTGTAAAATAATCCTTTACACTCAAAATAGCCAGAGTTATACTAACCCCGTAGCAAGTGACAATTTGACCTATAACATGAAAGTGAGCAAAAAATGGAAAACAAAAAACTATATAAAACATACGCCGAAGCGCAAGCCGTTGCCGACGCTATCAATAAAAAGCAAAAAACAACAATTTGGGACGTTTTGGGCGCTTGTATCATGGGCGCTATTTTGGGCGCATTTTTAGCCTATAACTTAATCGGGGGGTTTTAACATGAAAAAAGTATTTAGTAGCCACAATGAAGCCGCCCATATATGGGCGAGCCAATCGCAAGCCGAGGGGCGGGCGGGCAGTATCTTTTTTGAGAATGGCGTTATCTATTCATATGGGCGTCATTTTCCCGTCGCCCGCTTCGCGCCTGAATACGGCAATATCGTCTTATTTACTTCGCGGGGATATTCAAGCTCAACGGGTAAACATAAGGGCATTATTCGCGCCGCTATCCCGCCGAGCTATCACGTTATATATTGCGACGATGTAAGCCGCCCCGCAAGCCACAATCTAGATATATGGGCGCGACGCGTTGAGCGCTTGCGCTCTGATTTTGCTATCCATAAGAATAAACAAGGGCGCGGCAATATTGCGCTTGAAATTTATAAAAATACCGGCGAAGTGTTAAGTTATTGCGACGCGCTCAAAATGCCCGCGCCCGCGTGGACGCGTGACAATCAAACCGAAGCCGACGCCCGCGCTTATGTAGCGCAAGCCGCCGCCGCCCGCGCCGCTAAACGCGAGATTAAACAAGCCGAGCAAAATAGAATTTCCGCCCTTGAAGCCGTTGAGCGCCTTGAATTATGGAAAATCGGCGAAAACGTCAACACTAACGGTTTTCAATTTAGCGATACGCTATTAAGAATAAAAGGGGATCAAATAGAGACAACGCGGGGCGCAAAAATACCGGTATCCGATGCGCTGAAAATTTACCCTTTACTTTCACGCGCTAAGAATACCGGAAAAACAATCGAAGCCGGATTACATCAAATAAATTTGGGCGCTTATCGCTTTAATAGTTTTGACGGCGATACCTTAATTGTCGGCTGTCATTCTATAAATTGGGCGCAAATTGAAAAAATGGCGCAAGAATTAAAACTAATTGGAGAATTTTAAAATGCTTAATTTACGCGATACAGTAAACAGCAATAGGTTTGTAATCGGGCTTGATGCTGACGAATATTTAACGATTTTACGCGCCTTGTATCACTATCAAGATAAATTGACAAATCAAGAGCGCGAAAAAGGGCGCGACGATGCGGAATGGGATATTGTCGTTTATTTGCGTCAGCAAATGGGCGATACCTTAAAAAACGAAGCAAAAATTTAACCAAAAAGAGGATTAAAAATTATGATTACTCAAGATGATTTCACCCGCGCCAATAATGACGTAAACGGCAATCCGCGTTATATTTGCCACTTTTTGAGCTTTACTATCCCCGCCGATTTATCAGATTACATGGGATTAGATAAGATAACGCAAAAATACAATTTAGCGCTAGCCCGCGCCCGTAAGTTAGGCGGGAAAAAATTTCACAATAAACAATTTGGCGGCGGGATTGTTTTTACTACTTATAACTTGCGCGAATTGTGCGAGCAAATAAACGCGATCCGCGCTCAATTATTGCCGCCCGAAGCCGCCCCGCCCTTAGCTGTTAGCCCCGAGCAATTAGAATTATTTTAAAAGGTGAAAAAATGAAAACTTACGAATTAAAAATTAAAATTTGTTTAGATGACGACGGTTATATTTTAAAAAATAATTGGATATATGATGCAATAGCCGAGCAATTAGAAAATGGCGAGCAAATAGAGGAATTTAAAATTCGAGAATATTTTGATGACGGCGAAGCGCCAAAATTCGAGCCACAATTAGATTAAAAATTATCAGTTAAAACGCCCCGCGCTTGCGGGGTTTTTTGGCGGGTAATTTTGCCCGTTTTTAGAATAGAGGCTAAAAAATGAAAACTGATTTTAAAGTGTATAAAAGAAAAATACACGTCTATTATAAACGTCAGGGCGGCTTATGCTATGCGTGGTCTACAAACGCATATAAAACGTGTAGAGAGGCTATTTTAGGGGCTAAAGCCGTTCACCCTGATTTTGATTTTATAGCTAATTTTGCACGTGATTAGTTAAGCTATTGCCCGCCCTTTGGCGGGCTTTTCTATTAGCCCCTAGCTAGTAGCTACCAGCTACCAGCTAACGGCTAAAAAGCGGGCTATTGTCGCGAATATCGCGCCGCTATCAGGCGGGCGGGGTATTGCCGAGAGTATCGCCCCTGCAATACTCGCAAGCCTTGCGCCTTGTGCGATAGCTTGCGCCCTTTAAAAATTAGCCGATTATTGGCGGGCTATATTGCGCCCATGCAATATATTGCCCCGCCCTTAGCCCCAAGCCCTAAAAAATCAGGTGTAACCCCTTGATATTGCTACACTTTCAAAAAAAGCGAGAAAATACCTTAAAAAACCCGCTTAAATCGTTGATTTATAAGGATTTTTAGCAATTGAGAATGATTATCAGTAGCAAATGCGAATAATTCTCATTTTCATGTAGATTTTTGCAAAAACGGCTAAAAATGAGGGTTTATTGATAAATATATTGTAGCCACAATGTAGCTACAAAAAGGTGGGGCTACTCGCTGCGTCTGACAGTGATTGCCTTTAGGAACAATCGTCAGCATCCGCTTTCACCCCTAAGAGGGCTTCATTACACCGTTATGCTTTGGTTGGACGTCCACCCAATTTGCCATTCTTTTGTACTGCTTGGGTCTTAGCTGGCGATGATACGTGACCGCCTTTAGTTCCCAATGCTTTAGCTGCTTTAGACAGCGTAAACTTCACTGCTCCTGAATCGTTACGAGTTGGTTTGTTCATTATGTTTGTGTCCTTAAAATGTCATAACCTAAGCGCTTAGGTAGGGGTCTAGTGTAACCTACATGGCGTATACATAATATACCCTTCGGGTGCAGAAAGTAATTTATGGATTGCTTTACCTTCTACTAATTCTGCAAAGCGTTGTAATTCAATGCTAACCAATTGAATTTCATATAGGGAAAACCCTGATGCTTCCCCTGTTTCAATTAATTCTTCTTCAGTAATCATTACGCACTCCGTTTTATGTCTAGTACCACTGCCTTTGGCTCTGGTAATAGCTCAATCATACGCCGTAAATCAGACTTACTATAGTCCCTCGCCGCCTCTTTGGATGCAAACACACGCTTCTTGTTAGGCATATCTGCGGATGCTAAACGCCCCATGTCTTTCCAACCAGCTTCTTTCATTGCATGAAGCAAAGCGCTTTGTGGTACTTTGTTTCGTGGCATATTGAGCATATCGGCGATGCGATCACACACTGGATGCAATGGGCTACCAAGCACACCGCGCCCAAAGTCGCCTTGTCTATTGTTAATCATCTCAATAATGGCAGACTCTAAACCACTCATGCCTGACTCTAATAAGTTCTGTTTAAACTCAGTCATTTGTGGAGCTGCGCCCGGATTAAACTTAGCTACATCCCTAGCCCATAGCCAGTTAGCTATATGCTCCAAGTTACCAGACTCGTACCACTTCACTAAATCCGCACCTGAGCCGGGCTTGATAGCCTCCATTGGCGCTGCATCAGAGCTGATACAAAACCATCGGCGGTCTTGTGATGACAGGCTGATAGGCACTTGTTCGTTGGAAAATGCCAGCACAAACAAGCGGTTGGCTACGTCATAACGCTTCTTGCCTTTGGGATTAACAGAGAACATCTCAGGGGGCGCGGCAATGATGGGCTTGAGCTTGTTAGCAAGGTCACGCCTTGTTGCGGAGTCTGGCTCTTTGAGTTCATTGAGTACCAGAATCTCGGATTCTAAGTGGTCATTAAACTGCGACTGAATGCGATCACCATCGACAACAGCTAAGTTCTTGAGATAGTATCCGCAAATTGACCAGATGAATGGCTTCCACATCAGATCCTTACCACTACCCTCTTCGCCAACGTGCAGCACGGCGTGATTAATTTTGGTCTTGGGATGCTGGAGTTTGAATGCCATAATGTCCCAGACGTGATTGAGTTCATCCTCGTTTGGCACAAGATGGCGACAATGATCTAACCAACGATCAATGTTACCGCCTGTTGATGCAACTTTAGGTCTAGCATCCACCCAACGGTTGCCATATAGATCCCCTAAATGCCCAACCAACACGCCCTCACCAGCAGCGTAAGTTAAACCTTTAAGCACTTTGGCATTATGAGCTTGTCTGTTCTCATCAAAGCAAACAGAGGCTTCGATCTTACGCTTGGTGTGATTGGATGTGCAAGATATATGGCGATATATAGCATTAAAAGCCCCACGGGAGAGATCGTTACGCGCTAACACATCAAAGTAACAATCATCTGATTGCACGTAAGCGAAGCGGTCATACCAATCAGCTTGCTCAACGCGTGATAGCTCCTTGCGCTCAATCTCTTTAAGGCGCTCAGTAGCATCTCGGTAAGCCTCGGTTGGTTCTAGCTTAGATAGCGCTTTAGCCATCTTGTCTGTTAACAACTCAGAGCGAACCCCGGGCGTATGCTTTGGCGCACCATTGGATGCAGCCCAATCGAGGTAAGCGTGTGAGTCAAAGTCTTGGCAATGCTCATGGTAGCAACAAAACGCCCGATTCACGGGATGATAGCGAGCCATTGGGTTGCCATCACTGTGAGCCGCTTCGTTAGGGCAAACGATTCCATACCAGCCCGAGCCGTTAGCCTTCTCTAGAAGCATCGAGTTATCAGAAATCCATTGCAAAATGTCATCGTCGCCATCATCTGACAGAGAAATGCGTTGCATAGATGCGGTGTCAGCTTCTTCAGGGTTAACCCCTAGAGCTTCGCAGATTTGATCTAGCGTGAACTCACGCTCTTCGTGAAACTCTAAGAGCTTCGCTTCAAAGCTATCCTTACCCGGCTTGTAATTAATCGAGCCGGGAACGCGCACGTTGCGTACTGCGTTGGTTGCACCGCCATCAGTGTAGCCAGCCGCCGCAATAGCGGTAATGGCTGCCGTGAACTCACCCTTAGTTGGTTGGTTATCCAGATCAAAGATGTAACCCCACTGCTGATTGCCGTGAGATGTTTCGATCTTCCATGTAGGTTCTAATGGCGGGGTCTTGGACTTTGTACCGACGTCATCTAGCATCATAAAAAGAACGTGTTCGCAGTTGGATGCTGACGCTGACAATTTGCCATTCTTAAAACGATCAATAATAAAACTACCCGTGTTTACATAAAGCGCTGAATTTGGTTTTATCTTGGTTGGCAATGAGGGTAGCCATGTATATTTGACTGTGCCATCGCCGTGTAATATAGGTTCACCATTTTTGGTTACTACCTTTTGCTCTACTAGCAATAAGGTTTCGCCGTCTGCTGGTAGTGTTGATAAATAGTTGATAAATTCGTTTTGTGATATTATTTTGGAAGCCATTTAATCCTCTAGTTATTCTGGTTAGAAAAGCTGAAAGTCCCATAAAGATTTTCAGCTTTTTGCTTTATTGGACAAACAGTTTACTACTTTCCGTAACGCGTCATAATGTTAATCTCAACATCTAAGGGTAAGCCCTCAGCCCAAATTGGAGATGAACGCATAATGCTTTCCATCTGATATTTTACTTCTTCTGGACGGCTTGTTTCCACAACAATTTCATCGTGAACGTGCAATACCACGTTGTCGATCTGACGTAAAGAGTTTCTTAAAATATCATTGGCAACAGCTTGAGTAATGTTCTCGCAAGCAAGACCTTTCCACAATCTAGCTCTAGCCCATTCAGTAGCCATCGCAGCAGGTTTCCACGCAGCTTTGGCGTAAGAAATCCCCTCCTCATCTAAGCGGGCATAAGGATATGATAGTATGCGCCCCGATGGTAAGCAATACCAAAGGTGTTGAGAATCAAATAAATAAGTTACACGCCCCGCTTTAAATTCGTAACCCGGATTACGCATGGCTTTGGTATAAGCAGACTCCAACTCTTGCCAGTATTGGACAGCCCACTGGTTTGCTCTACGCCAAGCATCCACCGTCTTTCGAGCGTCAGATTCGGGTAGAACCACACCGTAATTGCGACCCATCGCAGCAAAAGCACCAATGCCACCACCATAACCACATGAAAGAATAGCGACTTTGCCAAGTTGTCGCTGATCTGGTGTAACGTCAGCTTCATCACACTTAAATATTTCCGCAGCTTCTCGAACATATATGTCCTTTCCAGTTCTGAAAACATCTAATACATCCTCGGCTTGAGGTTTGTTTGATAGCCATGGATTGCAACGTGCTTCAATACCCGCCCAATCCGCTACAACTAAGTATTTACCCTTAGCTGGAATAATAGCTGGACGCAACATACCTTTTAGAACATCGGTGACACGCTTTCCATACAATGGCACAATGTCATCGCCTGTTACCATCGTTTCTCGGACTGCCTCTGGGTTCTTGGCGCACTTGCGGGTAAAGTTGTGTACTTGTAGCCCAAAGCTAGAAGCCCTACCAGTAGCAGATCCACCATTAAACATGAATGCACCTCGAACGCGGTGATCTTCTTCGTCTGCAAGGTTAACCATTCTTTGAAACTTGGCAACAGACGATGCCCACAGATCATCAGCGCATTGAATTACGTCCGCAACATGGGGTGGAACTTGGTCTGGGTTTTCATCAGCAAAAGCTAATAGAGTGTTTCTTACATTCTTGTCGATTGAATACTTCTTTCGACCCTCCTTATAAGATTCCATGAGCTTGAGCGCTTCATCGCCAATGCGGGCTTGTACCCACTCCCGCATTTTCGGAGAGCGTACAGAGGCAATTTCACCCTCTGTGATCTCCACGACAAGCTTTTGCACTTCCTCGATTTCTTCTTCTGAGTACAACATAGCAGCTTGCGCGAGTGGTACGTCGACCAGTACACCCTTATCGTTAATTCTTTCATTGATGTGGTAATCATTTAATTCTTCCTTCGATAGTGGGCGCAGGGCTTTACTAATATCTCTCATGGCGCGAACGTCTTGTTCGCAATAATCAACTAACTCTGTAAAGAGCTGTTCATCTTGATTGAACATACCATCGCCTTGCGGAATACAAAGGGCGCGAACTAATTGCGAGCCTTTAAAATCCTTACGCATCGAAGCGCCAGCAAAGCGTCCTACATCCTCTAGTGAACCGGGAGCGCAGTTGGCTCTGGCTTGCGTAGCGGTGCAATAGAATTGCTCTAACTTAAAGTTAATCTGCAAAACATACCAAAAAATCAATCGCTCAAAAGTCGCATTGTGAGCGTAAATCATGCCTTCATGCCGCATGATTGCGTCAGGGAATGGCTGATCTGGTGTCCACGTTATAACATCGTTATCACCGAAAGCATACGACATACACAAAACCTCAGTAGAAAGATCTTGTGCATAGTTATACACGCCTCGCGTCAATAAGTTGCAACGGGACTTTGTTTCAAAGTCGACCCAAAGAATGCTCACGCTTTTCCTTGTTTAGTTTTAGGTTTCTTTTTAGAACCAAGCCCCGGGAATATGTTCTTAATATTAACTTGGGCTTGCTTAACCATTTCCATCTTAAGTTTGTTCAAAGCTCTACGAACTTCAGGGGCGATAGTTATATCTTGATGAGTTGTCATTTTATTTCCTCTAGTAAATTAGGTGGGGCTAGACAGTCTTTTTAGTCTTATCTTCATATAGACATCGAGCTGAATAGTGTCAGCCTAACCCCATGTTTATTACATTCCGCAACCGCAGATCATTTTGCCGTTATAACCCTGTACACAACGGTACGGGGCATAAGGTGGGCAAGACGCTGCTACTGCGAAAGAAGCTAAAAGTAATACAAATGCAAGTGCTTTTTTCATAATATTTCCTCTAGTAAATAAAATTAAACTGCTGCTCTACGACGGCGCACTGGTGCTGCTGGTGCTACTACTTCTTCAACCATCGGCGCATCTTTAAGTTCCAAAGTTGGTTCGGCAGTTGCAGACTCTACATCCATTGATTCAAAACGAACTACTTTAAACACAGGCGTATAAACTTTGCCATAGGATTTATGAGAATAATGCTCCACTTCAAGCGATACAATCGCAACAGGCTTGCTTGGGTCTTTATCAATCTGGTCAGAGATTTGTGCGCCCAAAGTTTGTACTGCACGTTTGCCACCCACAGATGTAGTTGCAAAGCGAGCTGTCATATCTTTGTCGTCGCCATTCAAACATTTAATCTCAATACCGACTTGCATTTCCCAGCCCTTTTTAGCGCTTTCTGGTGCTGGCTCTAGTTCGGGTAATGGTTGAGTAACAGATACCATTTTTTCACCCGCTACAGTGCTTGTACCCCAAGCTATATAGCCATGTACAAAAGAAAAAGGGTTTACTGCCCATTCAGAACCTTCTTGTACTTCAGTTTGGTCTGAACCAAATACCCAATGACCTGTTTTGTCCATCTTGATAATGACTGTGCCTACTTGAGCCACGTCTGCCAAGCCTGACTTGAGGGCTTTAGATAAGTCTGCTACTGCTGGAAGGTTTGCACCTTTAAATGTTGTTAAATTACTCATTGCTCTTTGCTCCTTAGTTTAGTTTATTAAGGGCGGCGCTAATCTGCCTCCCAATTTGTAAAACCGCTGGGCGGGGATCACTCTCCGGTACTAGCGTACTTCCACTGCTTACTGCTACTACTAAATCTTGAGGTAAATCTAAATTATATTTTTTAAGAACTTTCTCAGCTTGAGTTGGAGAAATAACTTTTTCAACTGTAGCTTCTTTTCCTAATCGCAGTTCTAATAACTTAGCTTTTGCCTGATCTTCATTTATCCATTGGCGTATTGCCCGTTTAGCTACTAGCTTAAAGCCGGGTACTGCTACTTCAGCTTCTAGCATTTGGTGTGCCAACTCGCGTAAATCTTTAATCCAATCTTCTAATATATCGGCTTGTTGTAAATAAATTGCAATCAATTCAGGTTTTAAGTTCTTTAATGCAATCTGAGTTGATCTAGCAACTGCGCCTGTCATTAAAGGACAAGTTGGCTTAGCAGCACACCAACGACAATGGCTACCTGACTCCATGCGAGCTTCTTTACGAGAAGCCTCTTTAACAGCAAGCGCAAGTTGCATTTCAAACTCAGCGATGCGTTGCGGTGTAGTAACCCAACGGCGCATCTCTGGTGGCTGGACAATAATGATTTCAATCTCTTTAACACCCTCGAACGCCCATTTGGTCTTATCAGTTCGCATAGCTGCTGCGGCATAGAACATACCTTGGTAATTCTCTTCGGCATTGACGATCACGCCTGAACCAAACTTCCAATCAAGCACAATAGCTCTGTCATCAATACGACCAATCAAGTCAGCCGATCCGAACACGCCCGGAAGATAGTCGCCAAAATCAACTTCGGACTCAACTGTGTATTGCATATCAAAATCAGGGTCGACTTCAGAAAGACTGTGCAATGCGGGAAGAATTTTGTCATCGTGTAGTTCACGAGTGACTTCAAGTTCTTTATATTTAAAACCAATAATCGACTCTGATCCGTTTTGGTTTTCTAATATTTCTGCAATTGCGTTGTGTAGTAACGTGCCTTCATCCGCATATTTGCTAGAAGGCTTTGGTGGCATCTTGGCTACAAGAGCTACTGATGCAGGGCATTTGATTACCCTAGAGGCGGTTGATCCGCCGACGATTGATGAGTGTTTAGCCATTATCTTTATTCCTTATTCTTTAGAACTTACAGTATACACACAACTAAATCTATTACGCAACAGATTTTATGATATTATTTTTACATGAACGAAAAAGAACGTGAAATAGAAAAATACTTTGTTTGGAGCGTGGAATCTATAGGGGGAAAGACCTATAAGTTTAAATCCACAACTCAGCGTGGGGTAAGTGATCGCATTGCTTGTCTACCCAATGGGCATACATGGTTTGTGGAACTTAAACGCCCTAGAGGTGGACGATTATCACCAATGCAGGAAATATTTGCAGAAGATGTTGTTGCGTTAAAGCAACGATACATTTGTTTATGGAGTAAGGAAGAAATTAATGAGTGGATTGTTGCAGCTTAGGGATTACCAAGAGCAAGCCGTTGACTTCTTGTATGAGAATGATAGGGCGATGGTTCTAGCATCAGTGGGCGCGGGTAAGACTGCGATTGCTTTAACAGCCATGCAAGAAATGTTAACTACCAAAGTAGTAAAGCGTTGGTTAGTGCTTGCACCTAAAAGAGTATGCACCGATGTTTGGGATCAAGAGAGGCTCAAATGGGCTACAGGGTTAACCCTTAGTGTGTGCGTTGGTACACCCAAACAACGGCTAGAAGCCCTTAAAAGTAAATCTCAAGTTGTAGTCATTAACTATGACAACATTCAATGGTTGATTGCACAATATCTAGATTTTGATGGCATTGTGTTTGATGAGTTAACCAAACTCAAGAACCCGTCTGGCACACGGTTCAAAGCTCTTGCTAAAGTAATGGATAGTATCAAAGTTCGCTGGGGATTGACGGGTAGCTTTACTAGCAATGGCTTGGAAGATGTCTTTGGTCAGTGTAAGATCGTTGACCAACAGCTATTAGGCAGAAGCAAAGGGGCTTTTCTACAACAATACTTTGTTTGCATCAATCGTGACTTTGGCGATTGGCAACCTCGGCTGGGCGCATTGGAGCTTGTGATGCAGCGAATCCGCCCAGCCACCTTTTTATTAGAGTCCTCGGAGTATAAGGACAA